AAAATAATGGATACACCATACGGGAAGATTGTAAAAGGTCTTATAGATGAGGGAGCACAATTGGGTGTTTCTAGTCGAGGTATGGGTTCTATTATGAATAGAAACGGAATTAACTATGTAAAAGACGACTTTTATCTTGCCACAGCGGCAGATATCGTTGCAGATCCATCTGCTCCTGACGCCTTTGTAGAAGGTATTATGGAGAGTAGAGAGTGGGTTTGGGACAATGGTGTTCTTAAACAAGTTGATATTGAATCTTGGAAAAAACAAATCCAAGAGGCGAAAAGAGCAGTTTTAGAAGAAAAGAAACTAAAAGTGTTTGAATCGTTTCTTACAAAACTGTAATCTTATAAATATCCAATACAAAGGAAATTTATAAACGTTTATAAAATAAAAAGGAGATTTCTAATGGCCGAAACAGAAAAGAAAATTGAGGCGATAGAAGCACAGGTTGAGAAAGAAGTAGTGGAAGCTACTGCTAACCCTCAAGCTGACGCTCCTAAAAAGAATGCTGTTGCGGCTGAGCCAACTCATCTGAAAAATGATGCAGAAGATTTAGGCGCAGCTGTTGTTAAACCAACAGACAGCAATCCTGACGCCACAAAGAAAATAAGTCAAGTTTCTGGTGATCCTCAACAAAAAGCTCAAGGTTCTGCTGACGCAATGCCTAAGCTAAAAGAGGAAGACGAAACTGATAAGGCAGATGAGAAGAAATCTGAAGTTAAAGAAGGTGAGATGCCAAAAGCAGCTCTTGACGCTCTAAAAAAATCGCAAGATAAAAAAGAGATGTCACACGAAGACGAAAAGAAAAAAGATATGAAAGAAGAGTCGGAAGACGAACTTATTGACGTATCTGCAGACGTTGAAGCTTTAACTAAAGATGAAGACTTATCTGAAGACTTCAAAGCAAAAGCTGCGACTATATTTGAAGCTGCTGTTAACTCAAAAGTTAAAGAAGCTAAAATGAAATTGAAAGCTGGCTATGAAGAAAAACTTAAAGAAGAAGTTGATACTGCAAAAGCAGAGTTGGTAGAAAAAGTTGACTCGTATCTAAACTACGTTGTAGAAGAATGGATGCAAGAAAACAAACTAGCAATCGAGCGTGGTATCAAAGGCGAAATTGCTGAGGACTTCATAAGTGGTTTGAAAAAATTATTTGAAGATCACTACATTGATGTTCCAGATGAAAAATATAATGTGCTCGAAGATCAAGCTTCAAAAATTGAAGACCTTGAAATGAAACTTAACGAACAAATCGAAAAGAATGTTGAACAGAACAAACAGATCGGCGAACTAAAAAGACAAGACATCATTGATGAGGCGTCTTCTGATTTAGCTGATACTGCCAAAGAGAAGTTTAACAAACTTGCTGAAGAAGTTGAGTTTTCAAATGAAAAGGACTTCAGAACTAAAGTATCTACTATTAAAGAAAGTTACTTTGGTGCGAAGAAAGAATCTTCAACTGAAATAGATGATGTAGCGGTAGGCAATGAATCACAGGTAGATCCTGCTGATTTATCAAATAGTATGGCTGCTTATACCGCCGCTATAAGTAAAACAAAAGACATTAAAATTGTCAAATAATATAGAGGAGAGAGGAAGATATGTACTTATCTGAAACTTACGAAAAAAAATGGCAGCCAGTCCTAGAGCATCCTGATTTACCAAAAATCGGTGATTCTTACAGACGTGCCGTTACAGCTACTATCTTGGAAAACCAAGAAAGAGCACAAAAAGAAGACGCTGCATTCTTAAACGAAGCAGCTCCTGCTAACGCAACAGGTTCTTCAGTAGCTAATTGGGATCCAATTTTGATCTCTTTAGTTAGAAGAGCAATGCCTAATCTTATCGCATACGATATCGCTGGTGTACAACCAATGACTGGTCCAACTGGACTTATCTTTGCAATGAGAAGCAGATATACTTCACAATCTGGTAATGAAGCAATGTTCAACGAAGCTGACACAGAATTCTCAAGCAGAAATGCTGCTGGAGACTCAACTGCTGGTCAAACTCCTGACGCTGCTCAAACTGGAACTAACCCAGGTATCTTAAATGACTCACCTGCTGGTGCATACAACAAGTTCGAAGGTATGTCAACAGCAACCGCTGAGGCTTTAGGAGATGCTTCTGGTAATCAGTTCGCTGAAATGGCTTTCTCAATTGAGAAATCTACAGTAACTGCTAGATCAAGAGCTCTTAAAGCTGAATACACTATGGAACTTGCTCAAGACTTAAAAGCAATCCATGGTTTAGATGCTGAGACAGAACTTGCAAACATTCTATCTGCTGAGATCCTTGCGGAAATCAACAGAGAAGTTGTAAGAACTATCTACATCAATGCTGAAAAAGGTGCATCTGCAAACACAGGTGTAATAAACACAACTACTGAGGGTGTATTTGATTTAGATACAGACTCAAACGGAAGATGGTCAGTTGAGAGATTCAAAGGTCTTATGTTCCAAGTTGAAAGAGAAGCAAATGCTATCGCACAAAGAACAAGAAGAGGAAAAGGAAATATCCTTATCACATCTTCTGACGTTGCTAGTGCTTTACAAATGGCTGGTGTTTTAGATTACACACCTGCACTTAACAACAATCTAAACATTGACGATACTGGTAATACTTTTGCTGGTGTATTAAATGGTAGATTTAAAGTGTACATAGATCCATATTCAGCAAACCAAGCTGCGAAACAATACTTCGTAGTAGGTTACAAAGGTACTTCACCTTACGATGCTGGTATTTTCTATTGTCCATATGTACCACTACAAATGGTGAGAGCAGTAGGACAAGACACGTTCCAACCAAAAATTGGTTTCAAAACTAGATATGGTCTAGTTGCAAACCCATTTGCACAAACAGGTGCCGCTTCAGGTTCTGTTTCTGCTGTGAACGATGCTGGTTCAGCTAACTCTAACAGATACTACAGACGTGTTCAAGTAACGAACATTATGTAATCTGTTAATACAGAAAACTTTAAAAGGCGGGGCCTAAAAAACCTCGCCTTTTTTATATCTAATAAATACTACTATGAAAAAAATATTAATTCAATACCTTTACATATTTGTAATAGCAGCATTATTTTTGTTTATTTTTACTTGGGCTAGTGCATGTGAAACTAACAAAACGGAACAAGTATTATGTAAAGAAGGACAGGTAACTACAGAACAAGAACCCTGTGTAGAAAACCTAGAAGAAAATGGTAATATTAATGCTGTTGTAGAGGGTATTATCAAACTTGGTGAATCAAAAGCGCTTCCTAGATAACATATAAATAGTATTATGACAACAATAAATTCTTTATCACGTCAGCCAACAAAACTTGATTATGCGTCACCAACGCAGTTTAAGTTTAGTATTATCAAATTACCTAAAGTAGAATATTTTTGTACAGCAGTAAATATTCCTGGTATTACACTAGGTGGTACAATAGTACAATCAACACCTTTAAAAGATATTCCAATACCTGGTGAGAAACTAACTTATGAACCATTACAAATGACTTTTTTAGTAGATGAGAATTTAGAGAACTTCCAAGAAATACACGGTTGGTTAGTAGGTTTAGGATTTCCAAGAGATCATTCAGAATTTCAAAATTTAGTCACATCTGGTAATGATAGATTTCCAGCAAAGACTACACAAACAAGTACAGAAATAGGTAAAGTAAAATATGGCGCTGCGAATACAGGTGGTACATATTCTGACGCTACATTAACTGTATTATCAAGTAAAAATAATTCACAAGTAGAAGTAAGATTTAGAAACTTGTTTCCTACTGGTTTAACAGGACTACAATATAATCAACAAGCCGCTGATGTTGACTACTTAACAGCAACGGTATCATTTAGTTATGAAATATATGATTTTGCGACAACAGGCTCGTCAACAACGAGTGTAACTACATCATAATCTTTACAAAATAAGGTTTTTATGATATACTATATAATAAGGAGTGAATATGACATTAGAAGAATTACAAGAACAGGCTGATAAAGACCTTAAAATAAATGATACTGAATTAGATTTAGAATCATTAAAAACACCACAATTACACAATCAATATTTAAAACACTTAACAAAGTATAAGTTAATGTTAAGTCGTAGTGAAACTGAATATAATATACTTAAAAGAGAAAAGTGGGAATACTATACTGGTAAAGCAGATCCAAGTGTTTACGCTCAAAAACCTTTTCAATTCAAATTATTAAAAACAGATGTTGACAAATATTTAGAATCAGATAATGAATTACAAAAGTTAAAACAAAAAGTAGATTACATACAAACAACAGTAGATTTTTTAGATAGAACAATTAGACAAATATCCAATCGTGGTTTCACTATTAAAAATGCTATTGATTGGAGGAAGTTTACTAGTGGCGCTATCTAATAATGACAGTAACCAGATATATTATCATAGACAAAGTAAACGAAGTCTATCTTAAAATAGAAGCAGATGCTGATATTAGACGAGAGATAGGAGAGTTTTTTACATTTGAAGTTCCTGGTTATAAGTTTATGCCTCAATATCGTAATAGAGTTTGGGACGGTAAAATAAGATTATTCAATTATGCTAGTGGTAAAATATACGCTGGTCTATATCCTTATATTTTAAATTGGTGTAAAGACAATGATGTACAAGTCGTTGATGGCACTAAAATACAAGAAACAAAAGTAGATGAAAAGAAATTAGATGAATTAATCAAAGCGCTTAAACTTCCATTTGAAGTTAGAGATTATCAAAGAGAAGCATTCAAATATTCAGTACAAAAAGATAGATGTTTACTACTATCACCTACAGCATCTGGTAAATCTCTCATAGTCTATCTTATGATGATATTTAATCTATTACGACTAAAAGATACTAAACAAGACAAAATCCTGATTATAGTGCCCACTACATCGCTTGTAGAGCAGTTATTTAAAGACTTTAAAGATTATGGATATAATAGTGAAAGAAATGTACATAGGATATATTCTGGACACGAAAAAGAAACAAAGAAAAGAGTTATAATATCTACTTGGCAATCAGTTTATAATTTACCTAAAAAATGGTTTGAACAATTTGGTATGATTGTTGGTGATGAAGCACACTTGTTTAAAGCAGTTTCATTAACTAAATTAATGACTAAATTAGAAAAATGTAAATATAGAATTGGATTAACAGGAACACTTGATGGTACTAAAACACACAAATTAGTATTAGAAGGTCTATTTGGTACAGTAAATAAGGTTGTATCAACAAGTGAATTACAAGAAAAGAAACAGTTAGCTGAACTAAAGATAATGTGTTTAGTATTACAACACGATCAAACAGCTCGTCATTTTTTAAAAGATAAAAGTTATCAGGAAGAAATGGATTATTTGGTTTCTAACGAAAAAAGAAATAAATATATAAGGAATCTTTGTCTTTCTTTACAAGGCAATTCTTTATGTTTATTTCAATACGTTGAAAAGCACGGTGAGATTCTTAAAGGATTAATCGAAGAAAAAGCACAAAATAGAAAAGTGTTTTTTGTACACGGAGGTGTCGATGCTGATGTTAGGGAAGATATTAGAGCGATTACGGAAAAGTCCGATAACGCTATCATTATTGCTAGTTATGGTGTCTTTTCCACTGGCGTTAATATTAGGAATCTTCACAACATTATTTTCGCTTCCCCTAGCAAATCTCGTATTAGAAATTTACAGTCTATTGGTAGGGGCCTTCGGTTAAAAGATAATAAATCAGCAGCCACTTTATATGATATAGCTGATGACTTATCTTATAATGACAAACACAATTATACATTACATCACTTTAAAGAAAGAATAAATATATACAATGAGGAAGATTTCAATTACGAAATCCATAATGTGGAGTTAGCAAATGACAGAAAAAGTTAGTATAAGTCCTATTAAGATTATCAAACTTGTCAATGGCGATGACATTGTTTGCTCATTACCTAAAGAACAATTAGGAGAAAAGTCTCCTATATTACGATTATCAAAACCACTACAAGTAAAGTATGTGCCACAGCTCACTCCGCAAGGGATAAAAGACTATGTGGCTTTAATTAAGTGGTCGCCTTATACTAAAGACGCTATTATTTCTATTCCAAAAGATAAGATAATGACTATCACAAACGCTAGTCTTCCTATGACTAATAGTTATTTTCATCTTATAAAAGATTATGATAAAGAAGAAAAACCAGTTGAGGATAAACAATATGAAAGAACACGGTTTACTGACGAACAAAATAAAGAAATAAATGAGATATTTGATGAAGAAGATGATGATGAGTATTCTACTCCTAATAAGACTCTACACTAATATAGTATATTCCTTTATCATCGCTCTACACGCTCTATTATAAACAATTTTATGAAAAAGTCAATGTTGATTTTAAAAAAATATGAAAGAAGAATGGTTTATAAAAGTAACATATAATAGTGATAATCCAAAGAAATATTGTCAATTAAATTATCACTTTAAAGGTACACCGAAAACACTTGAAAAAAAAATATGGAAACACTATAATGAGAACTATGAAAATTATGGTAAAGCTGAAGCTGTAGAGGTAGAATTAATTACTGATTAATTAGCTTAAAACATTGACTTTTTGAAAGGAATATAGTATATTAACATTATGGCAGCAAAAAAAGAACATTACGTAAATAACAAAGAATTTTTAGAGGCAATGAAAGCCTATAAAAAAGAAGTAAATAAAGCGAAAAAAGAAAAACGAGAAAAACCACCAGTAACTGATTATATTGGTAGTTGTTTTTTAAAGATAGCAAATCACTTATCGTATAGACCTAACTTTATCAATTATACATTTAGAGATGATATGATTAGTGATGGTATAGAGAACTGTTTACAATATTTGGATAACTTTAATCCAGCCAAGTCAAACAATCCTTTCGCTTACTTTACACAAATAATCTATTACGCATTTGTTAGAAGAATACAAAAAGAAAAGAAACAAACTATTATTAAACATAAGTTGATTATGGATAATAATTATGATGATGTAGCACTTCAACCAGGTGAAGATAGAGAATTTAAAAATCAGTTTAGAGAATTTTTACAAAAAAATACAAGAATGGAAGAACCTGTAAAAAAAGAAAAACCAAAAAGAAAAAAGAAAACTAGTAAAGCCACTCTAAATTTTTTTAATTAATTATGAAAATTGCTTTGTTAAACGATACGCACTTTGGTGCGAGGAATGATAGTCCAGCATTTTTAGAATACTTTATGAGATTCTATGATGAGATATTTTTTCCATATTTACAACAACACGATATTAAAACACTTGTACATTTAGGTGATGTAGTTGATAGAAGAAAGTTTATTAACTTTAAAACAGCTCACACCTTTAGACAAAAGTTTATGAAAAGGTTGTGGGAAGAACAAATCGATACACATATCATATTAGGTAACCACGACACATACTACAAAAATACAAATGAAGTAAACGCAATTACAGAATTGTGTACGACTTATGATGGTAGAAACGAACCTTGGATATATGACAAAGCAAAAACTTTAAACTTCGATGGACTTGATATATTGTTTATACCTTGGATATGTGATGAAAATTATGAACACTCTATTAAAGAAATAGAAAATAGTCAAGCACAAATTGCTATGGGTCATTTAGAGATTAAAGGATTTGAAATGCATAACGGTGTTTTGAATATACAAGGTTTAGATAAATCGTTATTTAAAAGATTTGAAAAAGTTTTTTCTGGTCACTTTCATAAAAAATCAGATGATGGTCAAATATATTATTGTGGTACTCAATATGAAATTACTTGGTCAGATTATAAGTGTCCAAAAGGTTTTCATATATTTGATACAGAAACAAGAGAACTAACAAGAATACCCAATCCAATTAGAATATTTAAAAAGTTAGTTTATAATGATAAAGAAAATGATTATACAAATAAAGACCTTTCATCTTTTGAAAATACTTTTGTAAAAGTGTTTGTTACAAATAAAACAAACGAAACAATGTTTAATAATTTAATAGATAGATTACACAACACAATAAACACATACGAAGTAAATATTATAGAAGATTTAAGTAGTGATATTACAGCATCTGTTAAAGAAAATATATTAGAACAAGGCGAAGATACACTTACATTTTTAGGTAACTATATAGACCAAATAGATACAGATTTAGATAGAACTAAACTAAAGAGAACAATAAAAGAATTATTTACAGACGCAATTGAAAGATGAGTAAAATAACAAACGTAAAATCTACCCATATGAATTGGGGTCCTTATGTTATGAAAACAAAGGTACCAGATTATATTATAAAAAAGTTAAAGATTGAAGGTAAGAAAGCAAAAGAAAGTTACAATCACGCTTTGGCTGGTCATTTAGATAATCAATTTTTATATCCACAAAATGTACAAGAATGGTTTTACAATGAGATACACCCTATCATACAAGCATATAGAAATGGTCACTGTAAGTTTCACGGTATAGAAGAATTAAATGTAGATTTTAAAGCAGATGATTTATGGGTTAATTTTATGGAAGCAGGTGACTTTAATCCTGTACATACACACGGTGGTGATTATTCGTTTGTTATATTTGTAGATGTACCCAAACAACTTACAAAAGAACAAAACGATTATGAAGGCACATCAGCAAAACCAGGTTCATTGATGTTTGAATTTACACAACAAGCAAGACCTCGTTGGGCAACCACAGGTACAGCAATTAAACCACAAACAGGTGATATGTTTATGTTTCCTGCTTTATTACAACATTGGGTATGTCCATTTAAATCTAAAGTTACAAGAATAAGTGTGTCAGGCAATTTAAGAATTATTAATAAGGATAAACTACCACGTGATTATTTTTAAAAAAATTAGATGGAAAAACTTTTTATCTACTGGTAATACACCAGTTGAAATAGATTTAAGAAAGTCACAACTAACATTAATGATTGGAGCCAATGGTTCTGGTAAATCAACTATGTTAGACGCTTTATGTTTTGCTTTATTTAATAGACCATTTAGAAACATCAAAAAAGAACAGATAGTCAATACTATTAATGATAACGACACACTTGTTGAGATAGAATTTCAAGTGGGAACAAAGATGTATAAAATTATAAGAGGTATCAAGCCAACTATATTTGAAATCTATTGTGATGGTGTTTTACAAAACCAAGACGCATCTAGTGTAGATTATCAAAATATATTAGAAGATCAAATATTAAGATTAAATTATAGAGCATTTAAACAGATCGCTGTATTAGGTTCTTCATCTTATCAACCTTTTATGCAGATGAGACCAAGACATAGACGAGAGGTTGTAGAAGAAATTTTAGATATAAGAGTTTTATCTCATATGGACGTACTTACAAGAAATCAACAAACTGAATTAGGTAAACAAATTGTTGATACAAGACATCAATGTGATTTAATCGAATCAAAGTATGAATTACAATCAAAACATTTTGAAGAATTAAAGAATAGAAGTATTGGTGATATTGATATTAAGAAAAATAAACTACAACAAAATAATGATGCTAAAGAACAATATTTAAGAAAAATACAAAAATTAGATAACGAATTTAAACAACTTGAAGATGGTATAAAAGAAAAAGAAAAGTTTGAAAGTAAGAGAAAACAATTAGAAAAACTAGAAACAAAGATAGAACAAAATTTACATACACACGAAAAGAACTTAAAATTTTTTGAAGAAAATGATAACTGTCCAACTTGTACACAAAAGATACAAGTTGAATTTAGAGGTGAGAAGATTGCTTATGAAAAAAGTAAACTTATAACTTTAAATGATGGTATGAAAGATTTAGTAAAAGAACTATCAAAAGTAGAAAGTAAAATATCTGATTTTAATAAACTATCAAATAAGATGTATGATATTAATATTGAAATGTCAAAACTCAATACCTCTATTAATGAAATTAAAAAATTTAGTGATAGTTTACATAACGAAATTATATTGTTAGAGGGTAAGGGGGAAGACAGTAAAGATATAGAAAATCAATTAAGTCAGTTAAAACAAGAGTTGGAAGATACTAAACTCGCATTAGAAAGAATATCTGAAAACAAAAAATATATAGATATTATAAGAGAGATACTTTCTGACAAAGGCGCCAAGGCAAAGATAATTAAAAAGTATCTACCTATTATGAATACACTTATAAATCAATATCTACAATCTATGGACTTCTTTGTTAACTTTCATTTAGATGAGGAGTTTAACGAAACTGTTAAAAGTCGCCACAGAGATGTATTTGATTATAATAGTTTTAGTGAAGGTGAAAAGATGAGAATAGATTTAGCGTTAGTC